CACGGGGGTAGCTCCTGCTACACACCCCCCCCCATGTACTCTTACGAGTATGTGCGCTGGTTAAACCAACGCATGCCATCCACACTTTGAGGTCACCCGGTGTGGAGACGGGTATAATCCGGCTTGCGATACTGCTCTCGTGCTCTTATCTTTCGAATTAAGAGCCCATTCCCTATTTCCAGCGTTTTTAACGTCGGAAGGAAGGGTCCGGGAGAGCGGCATTTCTAGATCAGACGATACACGTAACCTATCACTAGATGAGAGAGAGCGTAAAAGCTCTTCCCAATCTGTGAACGGTGACTGTTCCATCTTAGTAGATGTTGCCCAGCCATAAGACTCTAGTCGGTGAAGGTCACGGTTAAACCGCAGCCTCACTTTCCTTTGTCTAGTAGCCGAAACAACGTCAATCGCAGGCCTCACGAAGCTTAACCCTGAACTCGCTACCGTTGTGTACGGAACACGAGTCAGAGCTTGCACACATTCCTCAATGTATGCAGCAGCTTTGTGATAACCCCTAGCATGTAGAGTGTCAGAATAGGCACAATACGATACTAAGGTAGGGACTACCAAACGATGAGACCACCGCTGCGTTATACGCAGTGGAGTGACTTGGACACCCTTATAGGCATCCATTCCACAGGATTCTCTAAAGAATCCGCTGGTGCAGCATTTAGATTGGTTGAACAGGAGTCCAACTTTTTCTAATAGCTGCATTACTTCCGGGTAGTCTTTCCGGTAAGTAATAATATCATCGCCGTAGACCCACACGGTTTTCGCGACTTCTCGCATAGACCTGTGGGGATACTTTGTCATCAAACAGGAGACCGCTAAAGCCCAGAAGCTTAACGCTTCAATGGGAAAACACACAGCCGACCCCATAGGGGCAAACTTGTGTAACTTTAGTATCCTGCCGCAAGGAAGCTCCGTTTCCGGGCTCCGTGTTGCCTCTAGACACTCCACCCAATTTATTGGGAAAAGCGTCCATACGAGGTGTTGCGAAACCCGGTCCGAAGCATCCTTCATATCTAACGTAACTAAGTTCCCGTGGCGTGAAGCCTCGAGAGCGAGGGCTCGATTCACTTCTTGATTAGAGAAGTTTACCTGCCCCTTCGTTAAGTGATGGCTTTCTAGTGTTTCCACTAGCAGTCTCATCTGGCCTTGTTGTATCCATTGGATTGACAAGGGTTCCATAGATATGAGTCTCGGTCCACGGGAGTCCTTAGGTACGAGAACGACACGTGCCGTTCCTGAGTCTAAGACCTGTGGGTACTGCATCGAATCCAAGGCCAAGTACGTTCGCCCTTCGCAGGGTGAAGCTTGGCCAGGGAGACGAGTAGCCTTTCGCCTTCCCAGTTCGGAAAGAAAGTGGGGATTTGACTCCCCACCTTCCAACCTGCTGAGTTGGCTATTGCTACCACTCGAGCTAAGTCTGTCACAGAGATGTGACAGGTTAAAGAAGAAGTATTCCGTAAACGGATATACTTCCTCAAGTGACCTGTACAGTCGACTAAAAGCCGACTTTCCAGGACCACGCTCTCGTGTGGAGACGGCACCAGGCCCATGTCGGGGAAGAACCCGACGAGGATCTGTTGGTCCGAGAATAACGCTAACAATGTTAGCGGCAACTCTGACCGTGTGTTTGTCTTCATTAGTTAAGTTCCAATTTTGTTGGAGTTGACTATCAGTATTGATGAAGTTGTCCAGCACTCGCTGAACAGCCTCATCCGAGAAGGGCAGCTCTAGCTTATAATATATAAGCGTGAGATGCCTGAGATGACCCAATGCGATAGGGCAACCATCTGGTCGCTCTACCCCGTTAGAACCGAACACTTGCTCAAGTAACCATCCGAATAATTTCGGTAGGTGCGATCCCCTTCTTCTTTCGAAGGAAGGGACCTGGAGAGCAGAGCCGGAGGAAAGGGCCTTGTCAATGGCCTTTCCAAAGGACGGAAGGGTTTTCGTGAGAAAACCCATCCCCTCATGTTCGAAGCGGCGTCTTATTTCTAAGACGTCGCGATCAAACTCGGTTCTATGTTGTGCAGGAGACGCATCGGCTACATCACTGTAGACGTTGCACAACAGATTTAGATACCAGATAAATTCTGGAATTTCTGAATCCTGGCTTTTCATCTTACCAGCTCATTGAGTTGGAATGGAATCCAGCCATGTTTAGTCTACAGCAGACCTCCTAGGAGTACAGAGCAAAGTTGGAGCAATCCAACCCCAACTCGGTTTCCTAGAGCCCCCCACTAGGGCTTAGTACCACGAGACACGGACCAAAGATGGGTGATAACACCCACAATGGCAATCGTGTTCACCGCCACAATCGAATCAACGAGGAGTTGCATGGCAATCCAAGTAATTGGTTTCCCAACCTCTCGGTTAGGGTTCGTTGTTGAGCAGCTTCGTTAGGTTAGCGTTGGTCGATGCATTAAGCATCGAGACGATGGCCAGAAGCTGGTCAGACATTTGTGTAACGGTTAAGGAACAACCGCGAGGACGACCGAATTGAATCTGAACCCACGAGGAAATCTCGAAGTTCGGATCCGACGCGGATGCGTGAACGCGATTAACGTCATTACGAATAGTGGTGACGTCTGTGATAACATCGACTGGTGTTTTCACAGCGGTTCCAGCCAGCTGAACATTCCCAGAGAAGCGTTTGCTACGAGTAGCATTCACGACTTTGAGGGTTCGCGGGGCAGATGCCGCTAGAGTAGCGACACTGCGTACTGAATTGCCCCCCGCAACACTTAGGAGTCCGTATGATTGGACATCCGAAGTACCCGCCGTAACGGCGGTAGCGGAGTTGAGGCTTAGTGGGTCTGCTAACATGGCGTTGTAATTAACGGGTATGCTTCAATCGGCGTAATGCCTTAGGAAGCTTGTTAGGTGCAAACGCTGGTATAAACGCTCTGAGGAGAGATCCGATAGTGATCAGGGGATTGTGATCCCGTGATATAGCGGATTTTGACTCGAACAGAGCTGCTCTTAACCAGCGCGGGAGCAACGGAGCCGAGGACGTCAGAGATGCCGCTAAGGCATACTGACGAAGCCCCGGATCGTTGGTTGACACAGCGGCCTTGGGCGGAATGCCCATGGTTCGCTCGTAGTAACCTATTGTTGATTGATATCCAAGGATCGGAGGATGATAATCATTCCCGAAGTTTTCCCTGGGTACTTCAATCGAGACTCGGTGTACTATCTGCCATTTCACACTTGTTGTGTATGACAGAATCTCGGTTCTTATGTCGAGGTTGTCTATGGAGAATGATTTTAGGAATTTTCCTACATCAAGCATCCAATCAACGACGAAACTAAACGGTATGGCATTCCAAACAATCGAGGGGTCAAGTTTGACCCCAAGAGCATCCAGATACGCCTGAATCGTACGTTTCGTACCTGAAGCACCGGGCATAGTGTAGCGATACACTAGCTTCGCTCGGAATATAGGCTGCATCGAATTTCGCGTTTCCCTGGTGAATTTCACCGGGTCAAGCGAGTCCGCGACAGCCGTAGACACAGTATCGTAGTGTACATGCATGTTCTCATGAATGACTAAGTCATTATTTGAGTCAAGCTTGCGACTCCATCGCCGTGTCTGCACCTTCCCAGCTCTCTTCTCCAAATTCTTGAGCTTTAAGCTCAAGGTCTGGAGAGCCTTAACAATATCAGCGATATCAGAGAAGAACGGAATCCATCCAAAGCTAACGTTCATATGCGCATTGGCAATATTGCCTAACGCAGTTTTACGCTTGCTCCAGACTTCAAACATTCGACGGACGTCTTTTAGCTCGAGAACAAAGTTCACGAACGAGACACCGCTTCTGACTTGGGGTAACATGGCCAAAAAGGCCGTCGCCCTAACCTCGGAACAGTCTGCCATACTTGGTGTATGGAATCCTGAATCCAAGATATCCTGATTTTCCCACTCACCGACGTAAAACAACGTTCGGTACATGCTGCTAGACGATTGGGGTATTCCCCCAACAAATTGTCTATCAAGCATTTTGACCTCCCCCTCTTCCCGCTTGGTCCATCGATGGATTACCGGTTTCTCACTTGCGTGAGATTCCGGATTATCCACAATGGTTTCCTCGTAGGCTTTGGAGTAGATCACGTGGGATCCCCCTGGGTGCGTTTCGTAGTTATAAGACACGATTGCATCGTATCCGTTAAACGTCAAATCGCGTGGGTCTCCACTCCATCCGCCGTAGGGATAAACATATCCTACTTTGTATGAAGGGAAGGCCCCCCTGGTTCGTGTTCTTGTGCGCAACATAGTAACAAACTCGG